CTAGTTGAGTCAAGCAAAGTGGCTGCCGCAATCATTGGCCAACAGGCTGCCAATCAGTGGTATGGCGCTGGTGTGTCTAACGCGCAATCATATTTGCAAGGTGTTGAGGCGGCGTTTGCTGAGGCACAAAAACGGCTTGCCAAAAAAGGTCTCAAGATTGCAGACATCAAAGGCATCTCAGCATCGTTTAGCGAGTCGCTCGCAGGCCCATCAGTAACACCAATCAACATGAAACCTGATCAAGGTGGTGGCATACCCGGCGGTGGCAGTGTTGTGGTAAACGTGAACGGTGTAATGACTAACGCGCAAACAGGGCAAGCGGTAGTAGACGCGCTCACGCAATACACGCAAGTGTACGGCCCACTTAACTTGGCGATCAGGTAATGGCTGGTGCGGCCGTCATCACTGGTGGCGATTACCTACTAGAACTATCCACAGGTTACGACTCATCAGCATTTTATTTGGATGACTCAACTCTTGACGGCACAGATGTACTTGATGGAGATGGTTTGGATTATGTGGACATCTCAAACCTTGTGCAAGACATCACGATAAGTCGAGGGCGTAAACGGCCGCGCGATGTGTTTGGGCCGGGCCAAATGGCGGTGTCAATTAACATACCAAAAACAAACCGTGACCTAGACCCGTTTAATACCTCTAGCCCGTATTACAACACGCTTACAGAGCAACCCGGTCTAGCGCCACTACGAGACATTAGGTTAAGCCGTAACGGTGATCGCCTATTTACAGGCAAAGTCACCACATTTAATCAGCAATACACAATGGATGGTTTAACCCAATATGCGGTATTTGCTGCCGATGATATCTATACCCTGTCACAAGGTTTCTTGCCCGAAACCGCCACCAGCGCCCAAACCTCGTCAGCACGCATTACAGCCGTTTTAACGGCCGCAAACTACACAGGCACTACATCGCTTACAGCCTCACCTACAGCCACGCTAGGCGCTTACACCATTGCTAGTGGCACAAACGTCAATGCCTACCTCAACCGCATCCAAGAGGCAGAGCAGGGCCGCATTTTTTGTAGCCGCACAAACGTGCTCACCGCACAGGCTCGCACCGGCACTACCCTCTCAACACCTATAGCCACGTTTAGTGACACAGGCGTTGGCACAGATTATGACGTACTACAAGTCGAGTTTGATCAATCACCAGTAATCAACAATGCCAACGTCACTATTGAGGTTGGCGGCACATTACAAAACGCTACTAACGCCTCATCTATTAGCCAGTATTTTACGCAGACCTCAGCAATCACAGACAGCCTTTTAAGCACTGATGGGCAGGCTGCCACGCTTGCCAGTTACTTACTCGTGCCATTACCTTTGCCGCGTTTCACCAGCATCTCAACAAGTTTTGTAACACTTACAGAGCCACAAAAAGTGGCTCTTACCACCAGTGAAATTGGTGACACGGTGCAAGCCACCAAAACATTTACCAGTGGCAGCCCACTAGCCATTACGCAAGACTTATCAATAGAGGGCATTGAGCACCGCATAAACGTCTCTACCGGGCATCGAGTCACGATTTACACGGCAGCCACCACCGTGCTGTCAGACCTGATTTTAGATGACATTACCTACGGAGTCATATCAAGCACAAACGCGCTCGGGTAATGTAAAGTAAAACTATGGCAAACACGCAGACCACCGTTCCGTTGTTCGTGGCAAATCAGGTGCTGACCGCAAATCAGCAAAACCTAAGTGCCGGCACAGGCGTACCAGTTTTTGCTACAACCGTCACGCGTGACGCAGCGTTTGGTGGGAGCAACAAAGCGTTAGCAGAGGGTCAACTTGCCTACATTGAGGCCAGCAACGTAGTGCAATATTACGATGGCGCGGCGTGGGCCACTGTAGGGCCATCAGCATCTAACGGTTTAGTTTGCGTAAAAGCACAAACAGCATTTAGTGCAGTCACCACGCTAAATGTTGACAACGTATTTACATCTAATTACTCAAATTACAAAATTGTTTTATCTTTGACTGCTGGGAGCGGAAGTATCACCATGCGGCTTCGTGCATCGGGTACAGACACAACGACAAATTACAAAACGCGAACTATTTACGGAACTACGGCAACATTGTTTGCAGTAGACGCAACAGGTACAGACGATTTCTATTTGTTTGATTATGACGCACAGGGTGGCGGAGCAGAAATAAGCGTTATTGCACCTCAACAGGCACAAGGCACAACAATATCAACGATAACTTTTGGGTCATCTGGCGCAAGCGGATATATTTACAATGTTGCTGGTTATCAAAACTCATCAACACAATTTGACGGCTTTAGTATGTTCCCAGCAACAACCGCCATGACCGGCACATACGCCGTCTACGGATACTCTAAGACGGTATGACAATGAAAATCCACGACAACGGTACAGATCGAGACATGACCGAACAAGAGGAAACCGTTTATTTAGCATGGCAAAAACAAAAACAGGCACACGCTAAAGCACAAGAAAAAGCAGAAGCAGAAAAAGCCACTGCTCGACAGGCCGTTCTTGACAGGCTGGGGATTACAGCCGATGAAGCCGCGCTACTACTTGGCTAGTTTTGTGTTTGCACTTGTCCTGACCGCTTGCGAAACAACACGCACCAACGCACCAATTAAAGTAAAAAACAGCGCTTTAACACGTTGCAGCACTATCACACAATGCGAAAGGGTTAGCAATGGCTTAAGACAAAGCAGAAATAGAGCACCTTCATGCGCGCATGATTGTGTTTGTTGGCTGCACCATCGCAGTCACATTTGCAATCACTGTAATTGGGTTTGTTTACGGTTTACTATTTGTCACGCAGCCGTTAGAGCAATCACCAAATGACGCACAATTTATAGACCTACTGTCAACGCTCACAGTGTTTATGACCGGCACGTTGTCTGGCCTTGTTGCCGCTAACGGCTTAAAGCGCAAGCCAGCAGAGCCACCAACACCATGACCATTATTCCTGCCAACCCTAAGATTGTTGGCTCTAGGCCGTACACAGGTAATAGCGATGGCGCTGCCGCTGGCCCGCTACCCGGCATGGATGAGTGGATTAGGCAAGCCATCAAATATGGTGGCGGCGCGTTTTGGAATAACGGCTCTTGGGGAATACACGATATGCGCGGCTCAACCAACCTAAGTGTGCACGCCACTGGTCGAGCCGTTGACTTGTCATACAGGCCGTCAGAGAAACATTCAACCGCAAACCGTAAAGGCTCTATTGCGTTTATCAACATTGTGCTTGCTAACGCAAACGAGTTAGGTGTTGAGTGCGTACTGGATTACTTTCCTAAAGCGTTTGGGCGCGGCTGGCGCTGTGATCGGCAAGCATGGAAAAGTTACAGCAAGCCAGAAATACACGGTGCGCCCGGTGGCGATTGGCTGCACGTTGAGGTAGCACCAGCATTTGTCAATCAACCTTTAACCCTTATTCAGCAAGCGTTTAAGAGGGTATTCACCGAATTGCCACAGTGATGCCCTAAGGTCAAATGACCGGCGATAAGGGGAGATGCAATATGGCTGATGCCAAAACATACGTTTACGAGGTTTACACAACTCACTTAGACACAGAGCAAATGGTCTTGGTGCAGATATTCCGTGACCCTGAGACAGACAAAGTGCTACACGCGCAATTGGCGTTTAAGAGTGCTGTCGGTGACTCATGGGGAACGCCTTACCAATTGGAGAAAAAATGAGTTACTTAGCAATAAAAATAGGTGCATGGGCAATCACAGGTTTAGCAGCGTTTGTCTTGTTATGGGATGCCAGCGCGCCACCAGAGCGCAAACTACAACCGGGCGAACAGATCACCACCGTGCTCAACAGTGTTGTGCCACCAACAATTGCGCTCACACCAATAGCAACTACAACTACGGCAGCGCCTAAAGGATGTGCGGCTTATGTGGCTGACGCAATCACTGCCGGCTGGCCAGCCGATCAAGCACCTACATTGGCGCGTGTGATGTTTCGTGAGTCACGTTGCATCCCAACGGCTTACAACGCCAAAGACAGTAATGGAGGTAGTCGAGGATTAATGCAGGTCAATGGCACTCACAAAAAATGGCTCATGGAGACTGGCTACATTAACAACCTTGATGATCTGTTTAACCCAGACATCAACTTGCGCGCTGCGTTACACCTCTACGGTATGGTTGGGTGGTCGGCATGGGCGCTGCCCAACCCATGACCGACACACCACATCCCGAAACAGGCATTACAGAGGAGACTCGCAAAATGTATCCCGATACTTACAGCGACAAATACAACAAAGTGTTTAAGCAATTCATAGATGACATATTGACCGTCAAACCAGTAGCGCCAATAGACCGGCTAGATAATCACGAAATCTTGCTTGATGAACTGGTGCTGATGTATGACGCACACATGACTATTGGCGGTGAGCAAAACAGGTTTAACGCGAGTGTCATCCGCGCTGCAATCAACGTGATAAAGTCCATCTAATAAACCCGACTAAGGAGACCCGACATGAGAACGAGTGACCATCCATCACTGCCCTACAACGGCAAAAGCGGCCACGTTGCTGCATCTAAGACATCTACAGCACGCGCATTACATGAGGATGCAACAGGTGTTACAGGCAAACGCCAGATAGCCATACTTGATGTTTTAGACACAGCAGAGTTTGGCAAAACATGGGCAGAGTTGGGCAACGATCTCAACCTGCATCACGGTCAAATATCAGGCGCGCTCTCAGTGCTACACAACGCTGGTCGAGTGTTCGCATTACGCCGTGAACGCAACAAAAGCCAGATTTACTACCATTGCAAATATCGCACATCGTTTGGCGATTACGAGCGCCTAGATTTTCCAGTTAAGACAGCACACGCACAAGCCTCAGACGCGCTAGAGGCACTGTTGCTGGCCGTAGATCGCCTCATTGAGTGCCAAACAATGGAGACAGTTGCAGCAGTACGTCACGCCAACGATATGTACAAGGCAGCCAAACATGGCGTTTGATTTGTCTAACTATGTAGATGTGCCGGCTCGATTACGCATGGCGTTAGAGCAATACCCAAACATGAGCGTGTTAGAGCATCCAGTGCAAGTACGCGAGGTGGATGGCAAAACCTACATTGAGGTAACAGTTGAGGTGATCTGCAACGATGACGCAGACCGCCGTGCCACTGCCTCAGCATGGGAAATACATCCGGGCCACACGCCATACACGAAAGAGTCTGAGATGATGAACTCAAGCACGAGCGCGTTAGGTAGAGCGTTAGGTTTCTTAGGGTTTGGCATTGCCAAATCAATTGCATCGCAAGATGAGGTGCGCGCACGGCAAGAGTACAAAGAAAAGATTAAGGCATCAATTCAGCCAGACAGTCACGGCAGCGCTACAGCCAAACAGATCGGGTTTCTTAAGAGCCTTGCACGCGGTAAGGGATGGGATGATATGCAACTGCTCGAATACATCCACCGATTGTTACAAGTTGATGATGTAGTAGTTGAGACGTTGACCGCTGGACAGTGCTCGGCAGTCATAGATGGGCTAAAGAAATGAGAAACCCTGACGAGTCTTACAACAGATTGCACGATCACATGACCGCTATTGCGCGTGAGCGTGATTGGTTGCAGTTAGAGGTGCAGCGCTTGACTGATGAGTTGTATTTAGCGCATGAGGCTCTTAAACGAGAGTTTGTACGTCATGGCAT